GCTAGAAAGGAATTACCTTTACAGCGCTATATCAATGTAACCACTACTGAAAAGAGCATTCCTAACGGAGAGTCCTTTTACCTACCTAACCTTGATCTAGATCTCGCTCAAGGTAAAAATGAAATTACAGAAGAAGATCAAGAAATGTTTAGTGATCTTTTGTCATGGGTTTCTAATTATAACAGTTATATCCTTCGTCAATGGGATGAGAAAACAGGCGTAGGGGATGTGCCGTCGGGTGAGGCTGCCCTTATAGATGGCTTCTTAAGTGTAGAGCAGGCTGCCTAATGAACCACCCCGCTGAGTTGGCTCTACATATTTTACTCTCAAGGTTAAGGGAAGGAGCCTCAGAAATCTCTGAAGCCACCATTGACCAGATCACAAAGGATATAGGAGTAGCCCTTGTACGCCAATTTAGAGGAGGTAAGAAACGAGAGTTTCGTGTAAGGATGTCCAACATTGGGCGTCCTTACTGCCAACTGTGGTATGAAAAGAATAAGCCGGAATTAGCAGAAGCCCCCGACTATAACTTCGTGCTAAACATGATGATGGGCGACATTGTAGAAGCTGTCTTCAAGGGGCTTCTTACAGAAGCAAAGGTTGACTATGAGGATGGTGAACATGTTACACTAGAGCTAGCTAGCGGAACACGAGTCAACGGCACCCCAGACATAAGTATTAATGGTGCAATCGATGACATTAAATCTGCTTCACCATGGTCCTATACTAATAAGTTTGTGTCCTTTGATACACTACATAGCAGTGATCCTTTTGGCTACGTAGCACAGCTAGCTGGCTATGCTAAGGCTAGCAATAAAAAAGCGGGGGGTTGGTGGGTTGTCAATAAGGCTAATGGACAATTCAAATACGTCGAAGCAGAAGGTTTAGACGTAGACCAAACCCTGTTAGAAGTAGATGAAAAATTAAAGAGGTTAAATCAGAATGAGTTTGCCAGAGATTTTGAACCTGTAGAGGAGACCTTTAGGTCAAAACCTACGGGCAACAAAGTACTTAGTGTTTCTTGTAAGTTCTGTAACTTTAAAGCTGACTGCTGGCCTACCTTAAAAACACTACCTTCTATACCATCCTCTGCAAGAAATCCAGCAGATGTCGATTATGTATACATAGCCGAGGGATAAAAACATGGATACTGATAGCTCACATTATAGCGTCATGTCTACAGAAGAGCTTGAGAAATTAATTATTAGTATGCAAAAAAACCTTAAGGCAGCGGAGGATAGCCATAAGGAAAAAAGTTATAGCAAATTATATACGCTAGTAGAGGCTCATAATGAAACCTCTAAGGCTATATGTAAAGAACTCAGTATCTTAGACTATACGGACAGCATGACAACTGTTCGTAACGTAGCGGCAGTCTTGGGTAACGCTATGACCCCCTCCCCGGTGCAGCTAGTATCAGCCTTTAAGTATTTGCAAGATGCTATCAGCAAAAAGGCTTAATGCACTTAGGCTGGGGTATAGATCCGGTCTTGAGCAAACGGTAGCAGAAGCTTTAACAATAGACACTCGACCATACACTTATGAGTCTATTAAAATAGAGTGGGAAGACCTTGCCTATCGTACCTATACCCCAGACTTCGTGCTACATAATAATATTATAGTTGAAACAAAGGGTCTTTTTACATCATCTGATAGACGTAAACATTTATGTGTTAAGTTACAACATCCAAAGCTTGATATCCGTTTTGTTTTTACAAATAGTAAAGCAAGACTTTACAAAAAATCTAAATCCACATATGCTACGTGGTGTGTAAAAAAAGGTTTCCTATACAGTGACACTTCTATTCCAGAAGACTGGTTAGAAGAATCCCTTAAGGAAGCCCTTCCCCCTTTTACAACTTTTCCAGTAAGGAAAAAAACAAAGTGACTACAACTAGAGAAGTTCTGTCAGAGGATTCCCTCTATATCAAAATTAAACCTACAGTCAATGCAGATGGGTCATGGTTAGGTGACGTTGCAATTACCTTAGTTTGCCCTGATAAATTGCCTTTGAATGAAGATGACACAGATACTCTTTTTAACGTAGGCGCACTTATGGCTGCCTCTTTGCTTTTATATGAAGAAGACGAAGCCCTTAAAGAGAAAGCGCAGGCCCTTATGGATAGTAGTGATCCTGATGACGAATATCTTTTTGGAGATAATTCTGTTCCTACAGTTATCACATCCTCTACAGACAATATAATTAGAGTTAGTTTTGGTGACAAAAGATGACTGATTCTAACGTCTACCCCAAAATCAAGCGGGTACTCCCAGACGAGATAAATAAACCCGTACATTATAATAATAATAACCTTGAAACTATTGAGCTTATTAAAGGGTCTATGACAAGCTTTGAATTTGAAGGTTACCTAAAAGGCAATGTTTTAAAATACATTGGCCGTTACAGGCATAAGCATAAGGAAGATCCCGTTAAAGACCTCCATAAAGCAGAGTGGTACTTAAAGAGACTAATTAATGAACTAACAAAAAACACGTAATACTCGTATAAAATATGAGATAGAAAAAAAACCAACCTTCTATTTACAGGAATTAATATGCCTACTTTACCCACAGACTATCAAAACTTTATTGCCCTTTCTCGTTATGCACGTTGGAAAGAAAAAGACCAACGCAGAGAAGTTTGGCCTGAGACTGTAGCAAGATATTTTGACTACCTTACGAAATACATCAACAAAACTTTTTCTTTTGACATCACAGAATACAGAGAGCAGCTAGAGAAGTCCGTTATAAATCTAGACGTGATGCCCTCTATGAGGGCTATGATGACAGCAGGCCCTGCTCTAGACCGTTGTCACGTAGGTGCCTACAACTGCTCCTATATACCTATAGACTCGCCTAGATCTTTTGACGAGGCTATGTACATTCTTATGTGTGGTACAGGTGTGGGCTTCTCTGTTGAACGTGAAAATGTGGATAATCTCCCTGTAATCAACGAAGATTTCCATGAAAGCAGTACCATTATTGTAGTTGACGATAGTAAAGCAGGGTGGTGTAAAGCACTACGTGAACTTATTGCATGTTTGTACGCGGGGCAAATCCCGTTGTGGGATGTGTCTAAGGTACGCCCCTCTGGGGCACGCCTTAAAACATTTGGAGGTAGAGCCTCTGGTCCTGACCCTTTGGAGGATTTGTTTAGCTTTGTCATATCTAAATTTAAAGGTGCTGCAGGTCGGCGTCTCTATCCGCTCGAAGCTCACGATATTATGTGTAAGATTGGAGAGATTGTGGTTGTCGGCGGTGTACGTCGTAGCGCTCTTATCTCTCTCTCTAATCTTAATGATACCTCTATGCGTAAGGCTAAGTCAGGGGAGTGGTGGGTCAATGAGGGACAGCGTTCTCTGGCGAACAATTCAGTATCCTATAAAGAAAGGCCTTCTATGGAAGTCTTCTTTGCAGAGTGGTTTTCTTTATATGAAAGCAAGTCTGGTGAAAGAGGTATCTTCAATCGTGCGGCGGCAGAGCGTCAAGTTACGAAAAACGGCAGGCGTAATAGCTACCAAGGTGACGGTCTATCTGACAGTGCATCTAAGACAAAACAAAAGGTAAAGTGGGGTACAAACCCTTGTTCTGAAATCATTCTGCGACCTTACCAATTCTGTAATTTATCTGAGGTGGTAGTACGAGAAGAAGACACTCTTGAGACCCTTAAAAAAAAGGTTGAGGTAGCCACTATCCTAGGTACTCTTCAATCCTGCCTAACAGATTTTTCTTACCTGCGTTCTATCTGGCGTAAAAACACAGAAGAAGAACGTCTATTAGGGGTAAGCTTAACAGGCATTATGGATAATAAACTTACTAATGGTAGACTAGGAAAAAAGAAACTTGAAGCAGCTTTATGTGAACTTAAAGAAGTGGCAGTGGCGGTTAATAAGCAGTTTGCACATAGGTTGGGCATCAATCAATCGGCTGCTATTACATGTGTTAAACCCAGTGGCACGGTGTCCCAACTGGTTGATAGCGCTAGTGGCATACACACTCGTCATAGTCCTTATTATATACGTACCGTAAGAGCCGACAATAAAGATCCTATGACACAGTTCTTAAAGGACTCCGGTATCCCTGCGGAGCCTGACTTTATGCGCCCGGAGAGCGCCACTGTGTTTTCCTTCCCCACGAAGTCTCCTGACAACGCTATCTGTCGTAACGATATGACAGCATTACAACACTTAGACTTGTGGTTATCCTACCAAGAGCAATGGTGTGAACACAAACCTAGTATTACAGTGAGTGTTCATGAGGATGAATGGCTTAGGGTAGGGGATTGGGTATATAATAATTTTGATGCTATTTCTGGTATTAGCTTCTTACCCCACAGTGACCATAATTATAAGCAGGCCCCCTACCAAGAATGTGATGAACCGCTTTACACTTCTATTAAAGCTAAAATGCCTGCCGCTCTTGACTGGACACTTCTAAGTGATTATGAAAGAGAGGATAATACCTCTGGCTCTCAGGAACTTGCTTGCACTGCAGGTGTATGTGAAGTCGTAGATATTACTAGTAGGTAAAAAAACATGCAAGAAATAATTATTACTCTAGAGATGTTAGACAAAGCTCGCACCAAAGCAACAGAGATGGGGAAGTTGTATAACTCCATCACCTCTGGCGCAGGTAACTTAGCAGGCTTTGCAGGAGAGCAGATAGCTTTAAGTGTATTGGGGGGTATTTGGACCAACTCATACGATTATGATATTACCCTTGACAATGGTTTAATGGTTGATGTAAAAACTAAACGCACAAGTGTTATGCCTCTACCTGACTATGACTGTTCTGTTGCAGCTTATAATACAAAACAGAAATGTGATGCATATGCGTTTGTTCGTGTGCTTAACGACTATTCTAGGGGTTGGTATCTTGGGATATTAACCAAACAAGAGTACTTTCAAAAAGCGGTAGCCTTAAAAAAGGGCGATATTGATTCTTCCAATGGCTTTAAGGTTAAGGCAAATTGTTTTAATGTTAAAATTAATCAGTTAAAGGATATTTTATGACAACGGAGGCTTTACCCCCACGTAAGGGCACCCAAGGACGCCGAGACAATGGTATGCCTCCCTTAAGACTTCAATACGAAGCTGGTTATAGTGCATTTAATAACACGAAACAGTGGACAAAACAAATAGATGGCGCAACAGTACTAGTTACTACGTACCCCTACAAGCTAGATACTATGCAAGCTAAAGAATGGCAAAGAGGTTATAACACAGCCTACTTTGAAAATTTGGAGAAGCTTAATGTGGCTAGAAGATGAAGTGCAAGAATATATGAACCAGTCAAACATGACCTTTAAACAGTACCAAGATTTCTGTAAGACTACAACTATATATAAACCAGAGCTAAGCCTCTTGTATCCTGCGCTTGGTCTAGCAGGAGAGGCTGGAGAAGTAGCTAACAAAGTAAAAAAGTTAGCTAGGGATGGTATTGAAAAACTACCTCCCGATTGGAAAGAACAAATTGCTGCAGAGATTGGTGATGTTCTTTGGTACTGCTCCGCATTAGCTACAGATCTCGGTATCCCCCTTAATACAATTGTTAAAGAGAATATCGAGAAGTTGCAGTCCCGTCTAGAACGAGGTCAGCTTAGTGGCTCTGGTGATAAGCGCTAACACTATATTACCTTTTTAGCCATGTAGTGTCCGAGACCATAGAGCCCAGAAGATTCCACGGTAGGTCTCGGCGCTAAAAGTAATATGCTTTCATAGTCCGCTAACTCTTCCCCCCTACCATATTTTTCCTTAGCTTCCTCTTTCATCCTAGCTAAATGTATATTTACACTAGCCCTTTCATCCTTGCTGGTTCTTTCAAGCCATCTATATCTAGCAAATGGCCCTGTAAAATCGTAGTTCTTATATAACAACTCTTTACGCTTTAAGGTATTAAGTGTTGCTTCATTAGCATCTGTTACACCCCCATCCTTTTTTAGGATGGCATTAATTTCCTTTGTAGTAGAGGCTTTAACAGCCGCATAATTAGCGCGTAGATCCTCTGTGCTAAATGCCTCACCTATAAGGCGAGCCTCCTTACGAATATCCTCCAGTAAACTTTTAGTGTGTAACTTTTGGTCTGGATAGCTTAATGCTAGGTACGCAGGATTGTTTATATAAGATTGGATTACACCACTAGCAAACTGGCTAGCGCCTTGTCTTATATAATTGTCAGCCGCTTTATCCCCTGATCCCCTAAAGGCAATCCATTCCGGTAAACCCAATCTCTCCATTTCTGTTTCTACATCTGTGGGTTGCCTTACTGTTGTGGCACCTGTAACCTGTTTTAACAGAGCACTTTCTCTATAGGCTTTCTCACCCGGCTCTCTGTAGGCGTAAGTTCTTGGACGTGCGGGCTTTAAACCTAAAGCCTCTTGAGCAGAGGCAGGCAAAACCCTCTTGGCAGTCTGTCCGAAAGCACTAAGACCCCGTTCTGCGCCTCCATTCCCTTCGATATCTGCATTATAGTCTCGCAATAAAGCTTCTTGGTCATCGAAAGAGGCTAAAACATCCTTAACGAAGTTAGTACCCGTAAAGAAACTATTACCATATTCACCAATAACCTTACCGAACCTCTCCAGAGATCTCTCAGAGTCCAATCCTTCCGTCCCACCCGTCAAAAGTTCATCAAATATAACATCCAAACCGGGCAAAGACGTACCATGTCTGATGTTAAGACCAGCAATACCTTCTGCTAGCTCTTTCCAACCCAATTTCTTTTTGTCAATCATGCTTTCTACAATGTCTTTATTCCACGCCTTTACCTCTTGCAAATCATATTTAAATAGAAAGTCTGCCACTAATAGATAAGGTGTTATTGGAAATAAAGGCCTCGTATCTATAATAGTGCCCCCTATGCGCATATTATAATAGGGTTGATCTTGGTTTTCACTTCTAATCTTTAACGCGGCCATAATGGCTGCAGTACCTACAGCGGATTGAGCTGAAGAAGCTGCTAGTTTAGACAAATCTACTGACTTGCCAGCCTCTTTTAGCGACTTTGTTTTTACAGCCGTTTGACTTGCAAGCCAGAGAGACTGAAAGGCTGTAGTAGCTACGTTAGCAGGACTGTACTTAAACTGGAAAGCCATTGCATTGTACATAAAGCGAGCAAAGGGTAATGATACAGTACCAGTAGGAACCGTCTCAATGAAGTCTAGTGTTTTTGCTACAGTACTTTCAAACAAACCTTTGTTTTTGCGGGGTGCATAGCTGAGTGTAGCTTTCATAGTAGCCGCCGCCGCTTCTTCGAGTACGTTAGTTGGTATATGCTTACCCCGTCTAAGTACTCCTTCAGCACCACCTTCAATGCCTGCTCTTCTAAAACCCTTATCTAATTCATACGCAAACACAGATCTTCTAAAGAAAGCATCTTGTGCAATGTTAAGGCCATTAAGGAAGGTTAACACCCCCGGCATCGAACCATCACCATCAAAATTGCTATTACTGCGGAATATTCTCTTGGCTAGTTTTGGGTTGTGTATTAAGGATGCATCCACCATGGCTCTAGCATTGACTGAGCCCAGATTACCAATTAGATTAGTGGAATCCAACCAAATCTCATTAAGGGTCTTACCAACGGAGGGTTTATTTGCCCCACCTGCTAGATACTTGCCTGTATTATATATGATAGACTCAATAGTATTAGCCGCAGTACCAAAAGTGGCTACTGCTGCCCCTGAGAAAATATTTCTGACGGTAGTAGCGGGGTTGATAACCATGAGAGATCTTCTGACCCTACCCATCTTTTGAAACCCTTCAAATGCCGTCTCGTAAAACATTGTGGTAGGATCACCCGCCCCAAATAACTTATCTAGTTTAAGCTTGTCCTGTTTCTTTAAACCAAAAAAGGCTTTTCTGGCCTTACCTAACTCAGACCCTGCCTGTAAGATCCGCCCAGCATCACTCTTTGTTTCCCGGAAAGATTTAG